CTCCTCAGTCTCCCTTCTTCATAAGCTGGTACAGTTAGAAGGAAGAAAGAAACCTTCCCTATCTAATTATGCAGGCTCTCACTTCTATGTATCTCCCATAAAAGAAGATGGGGATGAGATAGAGGTAGTAATAATCCCTCCCCTCAAGCAGATAGTAACTGTCTCCTATGGTAAGTTCATTACCAAGCGCCTCATAACTAAACTAACACAGCCTTCTAAGTGGTTCGTAGCTCCTGACTTTACTTGGGCTATGCTTACACCTTCTAATGTAGAAGATTATTTCTGGGAATTCTCCAGAGAAGAGTGCTTCCTTATTGCAGTAGATATAGAAACCTTTAGAGAAAATGCAGCTATACGTTGCATATCCTATACTGGATTCTTCTATGATGCTAATGAGCCTAGTGGCCTGCACTCAGAGACAGTGGTGCTGCCTTTAGATTCTACATATAACCTAGCAGTAATGCGCCGCTTTAACTGGGAGCTTAAAGCCCCGAAGGTATTACAGAATGGGAAGTATGATGCAGCTTACCTTGCTCGCTACTCTGCGCCTATGTATAATTATCTTTACGATACTGCTAATATGTTTCATGCTTGGCTTACTGAGCTTCCGAAAGATCTTGGCTTCCTCAATGCGTTCTTTATCAGAGAAGCTACCTACTGGAAAGACCTTGCTGAGACCAATGATCTCCATGAGTATTATAGGTATAATGCTCTGGATACTTGGGGCACTGGCTGCGCACTACTAGCAATGCTGATAGAGATGCCAGACTGGGCAACGAATAACTACCTGATGGAATTCCCTCTTGTATTTCCTTGTCACCTATCAGAGATGACAGGCATAGAGAGAGATATGACTACGCTTGCTGCTGCTAAGGCTACACAAGACGCTATCATAGCAGAGCATTCAGCTTCCCTAGATAAGATACTAGGAGTTAAGAACTTTAATGTTAATTCTGGCCCTCAGATGAAAGCTCTATTCACAATTATAGGTTGTGGCGACTTTAAGTCTAGGGACGAGAAGCATATTAAGAAAGCTATGTTCCGCCACCCACTTAACACTCGTATCTTAGGTCATGTACTTAAGGTACGTAAAGCTAGGAAGCTGGTATCCACTTACATAACTCCAGGTAAGGAGTTCCATCGTTTAGATGGTACAGGTAATAGAATCTTATACGCACTCAATCCACATGGTACAGATAGCGGACGCTTAGCTTCTAGAGAGCATCACTTCTGGTGTGGCTTACAGGTACAGAACATTCCCCGTGGCCCTGCTGTTAAGCAGACTCTCATGGCAGACCCAGGGTTTGAACTGAGAGAAGTAGATCTAGCCCAGGCTGAGTCCAGAGATACAGGTTACATATCAGGAGACGAAACTCTCATACATAATGTAGAGTACTCCCCTGACTTCCACTCAGCTAATGCTTCAGCTTTCTTTGGCGTACCCTTTGAAGAGATCTATGATGCAGAGCTTAAGAAGGTAATAGACAAAGCCCTACGTCAGCTAGCTAAGCCAGTGAACCATGGAGCTAACTACAACATGGGAGCTTATGTTCTCATTGATACTATGGGCGAAGAGAATATCATTAAGGCTAAGAAGCTACTAGGCTTGCCCCGCTTCTGGACTATGATTCAGGTAGCTGAGTATCTATTAGAATCTTTCCATAAGACCTACCCAGATATTAAGGAAGTGTTCTACAAGGGAGTAGTTAATGAGATACTTACTACAGGTAAGCTAGTATCTACTGCCTTGCATAATGTAAGCTCTCAGGAAGTATATGCAGAACTCTGGGAAGAAGGACATCGCTCTTGGATTCGCCAGTGCTTCGGCCATCCAGACAAGAACAAGCAGCATCTAAATACATACATATCACACCCACCTCAATCTCTAAATGCAATGACTCTGAATATATCTTACATGCGAGTATTCTTTGAGATAGCTATGCACCCAGAACATTCTCAGAACTTCAAACTATGCGCACAGATTCATGACAGTATCTTATTCCAGAATAGAATAGGGCATGACTACCTAGGTAAGATGGTAGCAGATTTAATGGAGATCCCTGTTACAGTGAGAGGTTATGATGGGGAGATAAGAACATTTACCGTTCCGGCTGATGCTGCTATAGGTGGCAAGTATTGGAGCGACATTAAGGGTTAACCCATGACAGAACATAATGAAGAGGACTTCTTCTCTCTGTATCTAAAGTATACATCGCAGAATGAGTGCCCTACTTTCTTTCATAGATGGACAGCTATAACCTCCCTAGGTGCCTATCTAGGTAGGAACATTTACTTCCCTTTCGGACATGACCAGTTGCATCCTAATATGTATGTGATGCTAATAGGTAGTCCTGGAACTAAGAAGTCTAGCGCCATCAAGATGGGAGCTAAGCTGCTCAAGCAAGCAGGGTACACTACCTTTGCTGCTAAGAAGACCAGACAGGAGAAGTTCCTCATGGACTTAGCTGAGCAGAGCGAAGAGTTCGATTCTGCTGATGATATGATGGACGCTAATCTATGGGGAGACGACCTAGAATCTAAGGCCCCTGCTGAATGCTTCGTAGCAGCAGACGAATTTAATAACTTCATAGGAGTAGGTAACTTAGACTTCATGTCTATCCTTGGAGAGCTATGGGACTATGACGGAGTATATGACTACAAGCTCAAGAACTCTAAGAGCGTACATATCCCTGACCCCACCATTAGCATACTAGGAGGTAACACTCCTACCAATCTTAACTCTTGCTTTCCTTCAGAAGCTATAGGACAAGGGTTCTTCTCTCGGTTACTCTTTATATACGGAGAGCCTAGTGGAGTTAAGTTTACTTTCCCTCCTCCTCCAGATGAGGAACTTAAACTCAAACTCATAGAGAAGCTACACCATATCAAGCAGGCAATGGTAGGTGAGATTACTATGGATGATGAGTCTATAGCATTACTAGATGAGATATACCACAAGTGGGAAGGCTTGGATGATGTTAGATTCGAGCACTATGCTAACCGTAGACTCACTCACCTCATTAAGCTATGCCTTGTTGTCGTAGCTAGCAGAGTATCTAAGTTGATAACAAGAGCAGATGTTATCTATGCCAATACTCTCCTCACCTTTACCGAGCAGCTCATGCCTAAAGCTCTAGGTGAATTCGGTAAGGCTAAGAACTCAGATGTAGCTCATAAGATTATGCAGCTACTAGATGCAACTGATACGCCTATCCCCCTGCAAGCTATATGGAAGCACGTACATAATGACTTGGATAGAAGAGAGCAGCTAATAGAACTGATAGGGAATTTACAACTGGCAGAAAAGATACAGTCGCTTGAAGCTGGATTCTTACCAAGGAAGCAAGTAAGAGAGAAAGGAGTTGAAGGAGCAGTAGACTGGAGCCTATTAACAAAAGCAGAGAGAGACTTATTATGAGCACTAAGAAAGAATGGACACCGCAGGATATACGGGACAGGGTGACAGATATCTTGAGAGCTGCAGGTAGAAGTCTGACTCACAATGATATACATACTAAGATGACTACTTGCCCGAAGCAGCGGATTAAAACTCAGATAGACTACTTGATATTTAAAGATAAAATTATCAAGAGAGGAGATCGAATAGCTGTAAGTTATAGTCTAGCTAATACTGCTGCTATGAGTAACAGTATCAAAGAACTGTGGCCTGCCTCTACCTCTGCTAACTCTTTAGAGGCTGAGCATTGTAAGGGGAACGAAGTATGGGCATGATTGCAATATTATGTGGAGGCTACGTAGAAGTAGCTATTATTTTAATCGAATGTAAAGGATGTATATAACATGAGTGATATGATGCAAACGAATGAGTACAAGGTCTGGAATACAGGAGATACGCAAGATGACTAAGAGACTGGTAAGTCTAGCCGTAGCTGCTGCTCTAGTTGGCTGCTCTAGTGAGAACTATACTGCTAAAGCTGAGAAGATAATAAATAAGTGCCCGAAGGGGTCTATCGTAACTATCCAATTAGCTGTTAGTAAATTAACTGGAGAGACAGCAACTGTAAGTTGTGCTCTCATAAAGGGAGGAGATTCAAAGTGAATACGAAAGAGCATTTACTGGCCTGCTTATCCGAAGAGTCAGGCGAAGTAACACAGGCTGCAGGTAAGTGCCTTCGTTTTGGCCTGTATGATTGCCCTCCTGACACTACGCTATTACCTAATAACGAATACCTTGCCAAGGAGATAAATGATTTATTGGCTGTAGTAGAGCTGATAAATGAAACTTATGACTATTCTCTAGCTAGAGTAGGAGCCAGGTCAGATATAGAAGAGAAGAAAGCTAAACTTATAGATAAGTGGATGCCTTATGCTAAAGAAGTAGGAGCACTACAAGATGCCTAAGTTCGTAAAGCGAGAGATGTTCTCAGATGCACGTATTGCATTGCATCAAGAGATTCGTAACCACCCCGAACTTATTGAGAGATTAAACAATCATCCAGTAGATGAGTTCGAGGTACGTATGGCAGAGATTTGTTCCTATTGTGAAGTTGTACTACACGGAGATTATCTCCCTAGCGACTTCGATAACATAGCAGATATCTGTGTTAAGAAGCTGGTAGCGAAACGTACCCCACTTATATTCCCAACCTAAGAAGGAGATACATCATGGCAATTACCACAGGCAGAGAAAAGTATATACGTAAATTAGTAGCAACAGGAGAGACTCTTATACCTGTTAATAGTAAGGCAGAGGCTAACTTTGTTTTAGCTTTAAAGGTAGATGCAAGTTTAACTCTCGGCCCTGAAACAGCAGAGCAGTTCCTATCCAATGCTCAATCAGTAATGCAGCAGCGAGGAGAAACCTACGACTCTCTGAATGGCGAGCGTAGCATGGGTAACACCGTTGCTGCGTTCAATGCCATCACTGGACATGAGCTAACTGAATCTGATGGCTGGCTCTTCATGGAAACTCTGAAGAATGTACGCCAGTACCAGACAGGTAACTACCACGCTGATAGCGCAGAAGACGGAGTTGCTTACTCTGCCCTGAAAGCTGAGGCCCAAGCAAGAGGAGACTGACATGGCATTCGATCCTAAAGG